TATTTTTAAAGTCGTCCCCGACTGTCTTGTATTCCATAGCTTTTAGCGTCATCAATGCTTGGACAAAATAAAAACCAGCCTTTCGACTGGTTAGGTTATGCGATAAAATAGCAGTCTATTCCTGCTTGTCAAGATGCTGGATCACCTCTCAATCTCTGTTTTTGCGTTTAACTTCATCAATCCCTGACAGTAGGCCGATTGTCATCGCATATCCAAACAAGATGATAAGGAATAGGCAGACAACCCCTGCAGTGACTGATACGACATCCCAGATATTCATTGCATCACCTCACTTGACTTTTTAACTTATTTTGGTATAATTTAATTAAGGATGAGGAGGTCGAGCACCCATTGGTGCGCGGTTTCCTCATCTTTTTTTATTTTTCACAACTGCTATAATTCGATCACCCGATTTTAAGATGGCTTTTTCTAAACCTCTGCGACCGTACTTATATACATCTTCCAGTTGTCTTAATAATTCCTTATCATCCAAATCAGACTGCAAAGCATCAAATATAATATTTGGTGCTTGTTTTTTTGCTTTTTTAGAATTACCATCAATCAAATTTTTTCCAGACCCAGTCATCTCTTTAAGATCCCATGGTTCGCTATCAATTAAGAAATCTGGAGTATTTATCCCTTCTGGCTCATTTATTCGTGGAATTATCTTGACTTGCTTACCTGTCTTGCGAGATAACCAGTTTGCGGTTTTAAATTCGCTTGCCGTGTGGTCTGATACAACTTTGTGACCATCAACTAGATACCTGATACCTTCTGCGATCACAAAACTTTCGATTGATATGTTTGGTTCATGATCCCTGCCATCGAAGTAATCACTATAAGCATCATCCATGTGATCGTACTTAGATTCAGATTTTGACTCTTTCTTTGGCCCTGAGTAATGAGCAGCAACACTACACCGACAGAATGGATGCATAGGAGCGCAATTGACCCCAGATTCCATATTTTCGACCTTAAAGATCTTTCCCTCCAGTGGTGCGCATATCTTGCAAGCACTTGGCTCTGTGATGTACTCGTATTCATCATAACCTTGTGATTCAAGACTATCTTTTTGAGCTGCCATTGCAACCCGTGAACCTTCTGTCACTGCCAAGCGTTTGGCTTGATGGGCAGATACACCGAATTCTTTGCGTAGCTTTGAAATAATCTGCGTTGGATTCTTGCCAAGAATAAGCAAGTCAGTAGTTGCTCTCTTCACAATATCACGCAGAGCATTTTGACGATCCCAGATACGACTGGACCAAGTAGCACCATTGAAGTTGCGATCTATAGCCTGCTTCATTGCAGTAGATACTGTAGCACCTTCTGATACTCCCAAAATACCAGCTTGGCTTTTCAAGCCTTGCAAGTATTCCTCTTTCAAAAAGTCGCCTGTCTTCTTTTCTTCCTCGTTTGCAAGAGCAATCATCTGCAAGTCTAGCTCTTGTTGCAGAGCTTCAAGCCTTGATACTCGCATTTTGAGGTTGTAGATAGCCAATTCTCTGTTAGCTATCGCACCAAAGTCTTTCTCTTCAACGTATCGTTTTGCCTTCTCAGCAAATGCAGCAACATCCATCGCATCAAGTCGTGCCACGACCTCGGAATAAGGAATGTTTCCGTTCTTTTCGGCATAGCGATTGATAAATGTTCTGATTTCCTTATCGATCTCGTTGAAGTAGTAATCATGCATCTTTTTTAATTCAGTCGCATAATCTTCATCACGTTTGATTGCTGCTTTCTGCTCTAGTTCAACACGGTTGCGCCAGTAACTATTCTGTCTGACGGTCTCTGTCATCCTCTACACCGTCCTTTTCTTCGTTGCCTTCTTCTGCATCCTTGTTGATCGCAAGATCGCTCATACGCTCATTCAGAGCCATTTGCTGATACAGTTCACTGTCTTTCTTGCTTTCCTCTTCCATGCGTTCCAATTCTTCTTTTGGATCTTGGACGATAGACAAGACAGATAGTTTAGTTTCATCTGACACTTGGCCATTTAATTGACTTACGATTTGTGCTTCTTCTAGCGTGTTCTTAGGCACGTTACGAGTGAATTTGTAATTAAGTTCAGACCATGCATCTGCTGGTACTTGCGTAGTTGGTACAGACAGAACGACCTCATACAAGCGATTAAATCCAGACTGCATCTTGCGGTCTTTTGATTTCGCAAGATTGTCCATAGCTTGTAACTTGTAAGCCAGAGCTGTACCAGAGCTATTACCAAAGTCTTTGTCTGATAGATTGGCAACCATCGAGATATTAAAGATTGCGTCACGCAGTAGCACAATGAGGTTTTCTTGCGTTTGGTCTGCGTTTGGCTTCTGCAGGAAGTCAACATCTAACTGACTGCCACTTTCGCCCCATAGATTAAATACACGGTTGTCACGGATACTAGAACTTACTTCATCGTCTAGCTCCATACCAATGATCTTCAAGTAAGCATCTGCGAAATAATCAACATCATTTGCTTTCTCGCTGACCGCTTTGTTGAGTGCATCAAGCAATGTTTTCACACTTTCAAAGATGCCTCTACGCTCTTCATTCTCAATTACTTCAATGATTGGAAGATGTGAGTAGATGTGGTTTGCTCGCTCGCCAAAATGCACATCACCAGCATTATCTAGCGTGAAATAGATCGTTTCTTTATCAGTCACAACCTCACCAGTGCCAGCGCCCGTCTCTTCATCGATCATGTACCGCACTGCGAATTTAGGACGCTCTGCAACAGAGTTATCATGTACAATCAGCATGTTCATCGGGCTGTTGTATGTCACTCTAGTGTTTGCATCTTCGTCTTGGTATACGTACCAAAAAGCATGGCCAAAGATATCAACCAGCTTGGAGAGTTCGCTCTCGCTATCTTCCATGTCGTTGAACTTTCTAAAGTCATTGACATAATCACTAATCACTTGATCGTCATGTGATACAGTGGCTGGAATACCGATGAAATAACCGTTGAACATGTCCACGATGTATTTTGCATAGTTGACAACTAGACGATTGTCAGGCTTCCATGCATCTTTAGCTCTACTATGCAGGATCTTGTGATCTGATAGATATAAGTTTTCGTTTTCTCGATAGATTGGTACGAGTCTACTCAAATGCAAGCGAATTGCTTCTGTTACGATCTGTGCAGTCACTTCCGTGTCTACTGGTACAGTCAGCAGTCGCTTGTTGTTAATTCTGACTTTAGTCAATTAAAAGCCCCCTTTGAAAGTTTTAATTTTTGATTTAGTAATTTTGTCTTGGATTGCATATCTTATCGCATCCAGACAGTGGTTGTAGGAATCTACAGGCTCGTTTATGTATTCATTCGTGGCCTTGTCCTTTTTCCATGTGTAATTTTCTAACTCTTCGATAGTCTTCACACATCTTTCGTCTACAATCCACTCATACTGCAAGAGATACTGGATTCCTTGCATGACTGAACCAGCACCCTTCTTGACATCGATAACTCGCCCGATACCAAGATTCCGAAGCTCTTGGTTCGATTTCTTTTCAGCCGAATCGGCTCGAATTTGCTCCTTCGCATACCCAAGGGCGGTAATACTTTCTGCGATCTTGTCATTTGTCAGTCCTTTTTTTACATATTCCTCAACAACATACAACCTTTTACGGTCATCATCGATTTTTACATGCATAAATGCGCTCGGGTCGTTAATAAACCCATAGTCAAGGCCAAAATAAGATGTGATTTGCCTTAAATCGTCTTTATTTAGCAAAGCCTTCGTGTATTTTGGGAAAACTAGCTTGTCAAGGGTCGCAAACTCCCCCAAAGCGTAGATTTTGTAGTACGCTTCGTTGCGATTTGCCAACTCTTCGATGTTTTCTCGTGTTACAGCGTCCAAAAAGCGATTATCCTTGTAAGTCGTCTGATACACGACTGTGTTTTTAGGCTTCTTGACAAAAAAAGCATTATAAACCCAGTTCGCTTTGGAAACTGGGTTGAACATCAAATATATTTGCTTCTGCTTATGCGCTTTATCCCGTAGACGAAGCGTGAGCTGTGTGTAGTCGTCAAGAGTGAACTCAGACGCTTCTTCCATGACAACATCAGAGATCCCTTTAATAGACTTTATTTTTTCGCTATTATCCATCCCTTTAAAGATGAACTCTGCGCCATTCGGCAGTTCTATACGAAATGCAGACATATTGATTTTGCACATGTTCAAAATGCCGAAGTATGACAATGTTGCTTGCACATCTGCAAAGACTGAGTCACGGACAGTAGCACCGACTTTTCGAAGCACAAGGATTTTGCGTGGCTTCTTCCAGTCTTTTAGTGCCTTAATGACAATCTTTTGAAAGACTCCGTGACTTTTACCAGACGAAGCACCACCGTAATGAACTTCTGTGAATGTGTCATAGTCGAACAGATGGTCATAGATGTGCCTGTTGAACACTTTCGATGGGTTGATGTTAAGTTTGATCGTCATCCCAACCACCTACATCGATCACGACTGTTTGAGTAACATCCGTTTCCACCTTATCTGTCCACATTCTAAATCGCTTGCCAAGAAGTTCCGCTGCCTTGATCCTGTCTTTAGCACTCACATCGATATCTACAATCTCTTGACCAAGTTCACCGATGCCACATAGAGTTTGTTCTTGAGTTTCCCCTCGCATTACTGAAGTCAGGTAAGTAAGTACCTCTTTCTGCGTTGCAATCTTATCAGACGCAAGCTGAGCTAGCCTCTCGTCAATATATGATTTGATTGTAGTGTTTTGTAGTAGCTTAGATGCGTTCGTATTAGCGTATTTAGAACTATATCCTGCCTTAACGGCTGCATTCGTGGCATTTCCGCTGATGATGTACTCATCTGCAAACCTCTGCTGTTTTAGTGATAATTTATTGATTTTCCATCACCTCTTTCGTAAAAATAATAAAAAAAGATCGGTTAAAATCCGATCCCGTTGGTATCAATAAGAAAGACAAGGAGCATGTAACGTGAAAAATCATCAAAACTATTTTTTGGAGATAAAACTTTGAAAAAAACGCTCAAACCGCTTGGATTAGATGTCCTGCTCTCCTTGTCCGTACTATCATAATAGCACATTAACATTACCATAATGTCCGTCTTTGTGTCATAATTTTAATGCTAAATGTTCGATACCAGACTTTTTAGCACGTTGGTAGGTTGTGCGAGAACAATTTAATTGTCCTGTCGTCTTGATCCAGTTGTAGCCATTGACATAAGTATAGCGCAATACAGCTCTTTCAAGTGGATCTTCCAGTTGGTCGATTGCATTGATAGTCTTTCTGCTTTCAGACCAAAGAGTCATGATTTCATTTTCGATCTTTTCTTTCTCATCAATGATTTTTACATTCAACTCTTCAGTCTTGTTACCTTGTCTACTTCCTTTTGGTTCGTCAGAGTAGACTTGCGCTTTTTGTACGAGTGATTCGAGAGCAAAGATTTCCTGTCTCTTTGATTTGATTGTGTCATCGAGAAATTTAAGGTTATTCAGTCGTTTTTTAACGTTCATCCACCTACCCCGTTTTCTTCCGCCGCCTGTTTAACTTCCTCCGCACGTTGTCTCTCTCGCATCTGGTACTCGCTGTTTAATTTGTTTAAAATCACATCCTGCGCATTATTCTGTTCAGCCAATCGCTGGATAGACAACTCATGTTCTTGTACCGTCCATTCCAGATCATGGCATTTAGTTTTTAACTCATTGATCCGTGAGCTGAGAATAATACACGCAACCATAAATACCAGCGATACTGAACTGAGGATTGTATAAAATAGTTTATTCATGCTTGTCCTCCTCTACTGTGATTTTATATTTATATCCGTTTTTAAATCTTAGTGGGATTTCTACTTTCTTCGCTCCCTCAAAGACAATTTTAGTAAGAGCGTGAATAATATTCCGACCAATGAGAAACTCTAATCCATCGTCTAAACTCATTGCTTATCCTTTCTAATATCTATAGTTGTCAGTTTGCTTGCATTCATCCGCCCTTTATTTACATTAAGAGGCTTACTTGGCTCTCTCCAAAATGAACTACCACGATAACAGCGTCTGTGATAGTTTGCTGTTACACTATCATTTTCATAGAAAACAATGCCAGTCCCTTCCTTGATTTTCTTACCGCATATATCGCACCTCATCACTCACCCTCCCTGTTTTTAAAAGCGATCACACCAGCCCAGATCAAGCCAGAGATCCAGACTGCTGCGAATAATAAATAGATAAAGTTTTGTAGGTCCATCATTTCTCCTCAAGTTTCTTAATTTCCCACTCAACCTGTTCTTTTCTACGGTTTAAGTCTGAAAGTTTCTGTACTTCGATTGCTTTTTTAATAACTTCAAGCCGTTCGATTTTTTCTTTAAATTCAATGAGCTTATCAACTTTTCGTGCGAAATCTCCGAAATTTTCAGCCCAGTTATATTCCTCCCAGCCAAACGCTCTTATCAATTCTCTTTTTTGTTCATTGAATTTGTCTATCATCGTCTTGTTAAGATAGGCTTGTACAATCAATATATAAATTGACATCCCAATCACTAATGATGAAATTACAATCATCCCCCAAAACATCAAATCTTTCATTCTTTTACCTCACTTGTAATTCTATTACGCTCTACTCTCAGTTTAAAGCTGGTAT